AGGAAGATTGCTATTATTACACCCCCAGAGCCCATGTCTTTAGCATTTGGTAATGTTTTTGATAAAATTGTTTTTTCAATCGAAGTATTTGCTCTTAATTTTGCTAATTCTTCGTTTTGTTCAAGTTTTTCGTCTTGATTTTCTTGATTCATCATTGCTCTCATCTTATCTAAGTTAATTCTCTCTTCGCCTTCTTCACGTTTTCTTTGATTTTCTTGTGCCTGAAGATCTAATTCTCTTGCTCTTAGTTTAGCAATAGGGTCATTATCAAATTGAGACGTAATTTTCTTCTCTTCCTTCATAAATTCTTCCATCATGTCAGCAATTAATTGTGCTTTTCTTGCTTCAATTTTTTCTGCCGTCATTTTTATTTGCATTTGTACTTGTTGATTCATAGCCGCTTGTGGATTTTGTTTCATCATTGCTAATTGTTGTAATTCTTCTCTAAACTCTACTTCAACTTGCTCTGTTGCCATCAAAGAAATGTGTTCAAAACAATTTTTTTCTAACGCAGCCATAATCATAGGATTATTTCTAGCCATGTTAGTTGCCATAAAATTTAAATGAGAAGTTATGTGCGCTCTGTGGTCTTGACCAGGATAAGCTTGGAACGGTTTCCCAGCGAGAGCATCGATGTGCTCTAACGCTGGGTCCTTTGGTGCGGGAATAGGTTGTCGTTTTAAAAGTTTATCAATATCTTTTACACCCAAAGCTTCGTACATATTTCTGTATGCTTGATACAAATTATGTATTTGTGGATTGGATGTTGCCAGCTGCAGCTCCGACTGTGCGAGGGAAATACGCTGTGTCTGAGAAAATATGTTTGGATCTGCAACTGGCAATATATCTACTCTGTCGTCAAAGTCTGTTTGTTTAATCATTCTTTGACCACCAACAACATCATAAGGATATTCTTGTGGTAGATATAACTTGAAAACTCTTGCCATTAATTTGAACTCTTGTTTTAAGGCCGCGTAAATTCTTTTGTGAATAGCAGACATTGTTCTGCTACCTCTTTCCAACAAGGCTACTGTGGTACCCACTGCCGCTTGCTGATTACCCTCACCTACTTGCAAGTCTGCTATTGAAGCGAATCTTTGACCTGCTTGTACTACCACGCCCATAAGTTGTAAGAGAGTTTGTGACGGCTCTTTGAAAGGAAGCATCATAAATGAATCTTTGATGTTTCCTCCTGGTGCATCCACATCCCTGAATTCTCCTGGTTGAATGCTTTGAGCGTCGTCTCTAATTCTAATTCCTCTTTGTTTAAATCCTGCGGGTAAGTTTGATAAAGTTCCTGCGTCTAATAGTTGTCGTAATGCAGCTGTCGCTGTTCTTGATAGTCCACCAATCATATGTATTAAACCAAAGCCATAAAATCCAAGTCCTGGTAAAAATTTAAAATGTACAAAATAATCTATTTTATTTCTTAATGGATCACCTATTTCGTAATTTCTTTTAATGGATAAAACTTCTCTAGAATTCTCTTCAATAGTTACAACGTATGGAAGTTTGATACCTGTTGGTTCGTTGTCTTCTCCCATGTCTTCAAAACCCTCAAGGTCAAGATTAACATGGCACTCTAATAAATTAAAAACATCTTCGTCTCTTCCTTTTGTTTCTCCTTGAAGTTCTCTTTCTTTTTTTTCAACTTCAGTTTCATTTACTGGACCTGGTTTTAATTCTACATCTCTGTAGAAACCAGCCACTTGTTGTTTTCTTAATTCGTTCTCAGATATTTGTACGCGATGAATGATAGATTCCGCATCATCTAATGAGGTAGCTGTGTACGGAACAATCAAATCATCTGCGGGTACAAATTTAGAGCAAGCCATTGAAATTGCTTCGTCATAATAAACTTTTTTAAAAGCAGAGCCTGCTAATGGTAAGTGAAACAATAACGAATCAAAATCAGGTTCGTATTCTTTCATCTTATCCATAATTTGGTAATTCATAAAATCTTTTACTCTTTGAGCTTGTTGTTCTTTTTCTGGAGTAGGTGTGCCTAAAATCTGAGTTCTTACAGGGCCTTCTGCTGGTAATAATTCTTTATAAGCCAAAGCTTGAAACTGTGTAACAGCTTCTGCTAACACAGGATGTGTTGCGCCCGACGCACCTTGAAAGGGTTCAGTTCTATTATCGTATTTAAATCCTAAAAGATCTAAACCTTCTCTGTAGCCTCTTTCCCAATCTTTTCTAGAGTTTTTATAATCTTGATAGTTTTGATAAAGTGTAGTTCCAAGTCTGCCAAGAACATCGTCCGGTAAATGTTCTGCTAAATTATCGTAATGGTTTATTTCACCTTCAACGGATGCTATTGAAGGATCGTAGTTAATATCTACTGATCCATCTTCGTTTTCTGTAACTTCTACAGGGTCGCCTGCTTCATTCACTTCTTGTTGCTTTTCTTGTTCAGCAACTTCAATTTCTTCAGGTGATGGTACTTTTATCTCTTGTTCTACGTTTGGAAGAGACTTGTCTATGTCTGCCATTTATTTTCTCCAGTTTTACAGGTTTAACAGTATTATAATTAATAAGCAACCCCTCAGACTGAGGACCTGATTTAGGGGGTATCGTTTTAGTCAATTTCATCTAGTGCTGCTGCTGCCTCCTCTGCTTCGTCCGCTAGTCTTTCTGCAGCCTCCTCAGCTGCTTGTTCTGCTCTTGCTTCGGCTGCACCTACGTTGTACTCTCCCTTTTTCATACCTGTGTCACCTGTCATATCTTTAACTGTTTTTGTAACTTTACCTGTTGCAAATTCTTCCATATTTCTTGTATCAGGTCCTAATATTTGATCTAAATCGTCAAGAACCTCTATATCAAAATCAGCATTACCATCGGGATCTACGTTAACAGGCACTTCTTCTTGAGCTATAAACTCACCTGGTTTCTTTACAGCTTTGCCTGTTTTCTCATCTATCAACTCATACCCTGGTGGTTCATATTCAATCATGTATTTTTTTCCATATGCGTTTTCACCTTCAACAAAAACTCTACCATCATCGTATCTACCTATAGATATTCCCGGTAATTCTTTCGGTTCATATACTGTTAAGTCTGCATCTACTTTTTTACCAGTGCCACTAAACATAGCTTTATTTATCATATCAGGAAACCAGTCCGGCATTTTAGTAGAACTACCCGCAACTTTGACTATAGGTTTAGCGACTTCTGACTTTCCTAAAAATTTACCGAAGATAGGTAAGGACGCAATGCCTCCCATTATTTTTAAAAATAATCTTCTTTTAGGATCCATAGGTCCATCAGCGAAACCAATTCGTCCACCCTCTGCTGCTCCCATAATTCCACCTTCATATATGTCATCTAATTCTTCTAATGAAAGTTTTGGTTGAGGTAAAAATTTATACGCATCTGCATAACTATCTGTCGCTCCTTTTACGCCTGTGGAAGCTGCTAAAATTTGTTGTATTTGGTTGTCAATAAAATCTGGATCTTTTGCCATGCGATCTCCAAAAATTAATCCTTGAATACCTTCTAAATTTTCTTTTCTTTTTTCAGCTTCTTTTGTTGCAAGCTCTCTTACAAGTGAAAAGACATCAGGGTTATAAACTTTTGGTGCTCTAGTTTGTATATCTTCAAATCTTTTAGCTAATTGATTTTCCATATTAACTAAATCAGTTGAAGTAAAACCTAATTCATCTAATGAAATTTGATCTAAACCTCGATAGGATTTAAAAGCATTTAAATCTTTAGTAAATCTGTCATAGTCTTTTTGATAATCAATTAAATTTTGTACAGCAACTCTTTGTTCTTCTGTGTCAGCTAGTTTAATAAGATCTTCATTAAGACTTCCTAAATTAACACCAGGTATAGCATCAATAACACTTCCTACGATCGTATCTCTGGCTGTTTGACCAAAATCTTTTCCTTCTGTCATTCCAGTAATTATTGGATCAGCCTCTAGTAAAAGACCTAATCCTAAACCTTTTGCACCAGGGCCTGCTGATATTAATAAATCTGCCGCAGTGCCTGTGCCTCTAGCTACTTGACCTGCAAACTTACCAGCTGGTTTTACAAATTCTTCGAAGCCAGCTTTCATCATAAGTGATGGATCAACGCCTAATCCTTTTCTATTTATGAGTTCTTGAAAAGCAGTTAGTTTTCTTTCGCCTGGAGTTTTTTCAAAATCAAGTAAAGTTTGATCTCCTGTTTTAGAGTTATAAACTATATTACCTGTGTATCCGTATTTATTTTTTCCAAATCTAATTGTTTTGTTATTTGATTTTAAATAACTGTCTATTGGTTTTACATTGCCATCTGGATTTTCAGTCAAGTATGTTCTTGCATTTTCAAACTGAGAGTTTTCCATGTAAGTCACAGGTTGAAAATTAATTGGATATTGAATGTTTTGTTTTCTAAATCTTTTTGGTGTTATATGATCATGTGTAAATAGTTTACCATCTTTCGCTTTATTAATTGCGTGTTGTGCTAATTCAATATCATTAAACACTTTTCCTCTAACAGGATTTGCCTCTGTGTATCCAGTAAAATTTACATCTCCTGTTTTACCATCTATTTTAAGTCTTAATCTATTTAAAAATTTTTTATCTTTTGCAAGTTCTTCTGCAGACATGTTTGCATAAATTTTATTTCTGTTACCTATGTTTGTAATAACTTGTTTTGCTTGTTTTGTAGTTTTAGGACCAGCTTTTTTCTCACCTTCTTTAACAATTTCTTGTGCTCTTTTTTTAACTGCTTTTTCTCCAGTGTCAGGGCCAGGTATGTTTTCTGGTTTCATTAACTCTGGAGCTTTTTGTTTTAAGATATTGTTTACTGATTTTCTTGTAATACCTAATTCTTTTGCTGCAGCTTTTTTATTTCCACCCAACTCTTTTACTTTGTCTATTACAAATTGTACGTACTCTGGATCTTTTGTAAGATTAGCCGGCTTTAATCTTCCTGGTTTGGGCTTACCATATTTTTCTATGTAAGCTTTCATTACAGGTGCATCAATTTTTAATTGAGTTTTATCTGTTCCGTATCCAATCTTCTGACCAATAGATTTTAAATCTAAATTAGTATTTTTAATTAAATCATCTATTTCTTTTAATACTTCGTCTGTAATCGGAAATGGATTTCCTTGTTTAAATTCTTCCCTCTCAATAAAATCTACAGACTCATCCATTAAAACAGGCTCAAGTTCTAAAAGAGTATCAGACAATCTATCTTTTCTTACTCTTTCTCTCTCTTCAAATAATTCACTTGGTTTTGGTTGAGGTAATACATCTGGTTCAATTAAAGATTCTATAGCAGAATCTGCCAAACCAAAATTAACAACAGGGATATCAGGTTCTTTTAGTTTTTGAATTAGTGCTCTGTTTTTTAAAAGTTCTGAGGCCATATTATAACCCCATTAAATAATTTAGCCCACCGTCTGCTTTATTTTTTCTTTTAACTGTCATTTGTAGATACTGTTCAAATGTCATTTGATCGGAATAATTATTTATGTAGTCTGCCATCTGTGGACTCATTATTGTACCTTTTCTAAAACCAACACGACCACCACTGGCTAAATCTTCTGGATCATCAAGAATTTTTGATTCCTCTATCTCAACTGCCTCGTCGTCTAGAGATTCTCTAACAACAGGTTTCTTAACTTTAAAATTATCTTTAGCAGCTAAAAATGTTTCCGCTGCTTTAAATTCATTTTCTGCAGTATCAATAATACCATCTAGTGTACCTAACACTTCATTGTCTCTCTCGTAATATCTTTCAAATATTTTTAACGGATCCATGTTTTGATCACCTCCGCCTCTTAGATCATCATAGTTTTTTAAACTGTTTCTAATATTTTCTGGTAAATTAATTCGTGCATCTTTTAATAATATCTGTCTAATAACCGCTCTTCGTTTTCCTTCTTGCGCAGCACTGTAACCTTTTGCCATCATGTCACCCACTACATCATCTATTTCGCCTTCTATTTCTTTTATGTCGTCCTCCACTCTGGTTGTCTTCGGTGGTACATAGTCTTCATCTAATAAAGATTTTACACCTTGCTGGTCCATTTTATATTGAGCAGAGTCTTTAATAGCTCTGTCTGCTAGACTTCCTGGTTCAACACCTTCGGGTAAACCGAGTTCTGATTTTAAGGTTTCAATTCCTTCCGGCTTAACTGTTTCTTGTGTTTTAATATCAACAATCTCTGCTTCAGGTTTTGGTGTAGGCTTATCTGATTTTCCAAGTGGTCCGAACATAGCCTCAGCTGCTTTTTTTACTTGGCTTTCTTTTGGTTGTTTCTTGTTTAAATATCTTCTCGCATTCATCTCAAAGTTTTTTACTTCTGACATGTTTCTATTAGATAGAGCATACGGACCATACTCTGCTAGCTTCTTTTCTATAAATTTTAAAACGTCGGGATTATTGAAAGCTGAATCTGAATATAATTTAAAAGGACTATTTTTATCTAGTTTGATAGGTTTACTAATATTAGTTTTTGTACCTATAATATTGTTAAGGTACTTTTGGCCAAACATTGCTTTTAGTAATTCTAATAGCTTCATTAATAATAATTCCTTTTAACTTTGTTGATGACCTCGTCCTTCTCATCATCTGGATGTAAGACAAAACCACCCTGCCTAAATCTCATAATCGCTTGTGTGGTTGAGTCCACAAGATCATCATGATCACCAAAAGGG